TCACGCCCCCGCCATTTTGTAGGTTTTCCCCAATGGCGTTGTAGGGTTCCTACAAACCTGGCTGTGAGGGTTGACATCTGCCCGGTTGTATGGATCACACAACACCCGTTGTAGATATCCTACGAGAGCATGCGCACGCATGAAGAAGCCCACCTAACGATTAGACTGGAATCGTCAGATGGGCTCCCGTACTGCTATAGCTCAGCTTATCACCTTCAGCACTTCATTCCAAGCCTCAATCTTAGCGTAATAGTCCACGATCCTAGCAGACGTGGTTACAGGGGTAGGGCAGTGAGGATCTGCTAGATCGTCGCGCAAGTTATTGATATTGCGGCGAGCATTATCGATCCATCGTTCAAGTCTAGCAATGAGAGCTTCGTTGTTGTTGTTCATGATTCCAGTATACACAAGAAACCCGGCTACGGAAGCCGTAACCGGAAATCTTGCGAACTTTCTTTAGTTGAAGTTCAGACCCTCTTCGAACTCTCGCAATGCGATATCAAGAGTAAGAGCCATGAGAAACGCGAACGTTTCATCCTCTCCATTGACGGTGATCTTGAGAGTTTCGTGATTGACAAGATCGTCCCGGATGAGTTCGATCCCGATAGCCTTAGCGGCTCCGCGTGCGGCGCTTCCAGTGAGAGAAACATTGTGCTTCTCGCAAACCTCAGCCACGCATTCCCACGTGATTTCGATAATGTCGTTTTCCATCTTCTTAGCCTTCCTTGCTTAGTGCTTCATCACGGTAGAACGTTGCTCCGCAATTATTGCGCTGTTCCAGAATGTGAGCGTGCATGTCTGCTTCATCCTGTGTGGAGAAGTTGCAACGGCTGCAACGCTTCATCTTCGCTTCTGTGATCGTTGCCATTATGCCGCCGCCTCTGCAACCTTGCGAGCCTTGCGGGCATTCTTCTTGCTCGCCTGTTCCGCTGTCACGAATGATCCGACAGGCGCAACCCACACGTTGTTACCGAAATTCTTCGATCCCGTCATGTGTGCTCGGGCGTACCCGTGAATAGCTTCATGGTCGCGAGACTGGAAACGGAGCTTGCCGTTAATCCAGCATCCTAGAAGGGACGGCGTGTGAAGCTCTGTCACTTCCGGCTCTGCTACCTTCTGTGCGGCGTTGTGCTCATCTTCTCCGCGCTGCATTCCGACAGCCTGAGCAACCTTGTAAGGGTCGAGAGGCGACGGCTCGAAAGCCCAAAGAGCGGCGTTAAGGGAATCGATAGCTGCCTGAACATGTGTAGCCATTTTGGTTAGTCCTTTGCGATTGAGAAAACGGTAATGAGTGTGGCAACTGCCAGGATGAGAAGACCCATAGGAACGCTGTCAAGAAGCATCGTTGCGATCCCAAAGCCTGTGAAGACTCCGACGATGAAGCCCATTAGCTCGCCTTTGGAGGATCGAAGCAAACCGCGAGGTAGTCAGGGTTTGCCGTGTCGTCGGATCGCACGAAATCGGCAAGGTTGCTGTAACCGAAATCCACGACGATACGGGCGCATTCGGCTTTGAGCGTCATGACGTTTCCGTGATTGTCGGAAAGATCAATGATTCCGTCCATGCCGTTGACGTACAGTCCGTTTCCTACGGGCGTTCCGTTCTCGGCAGACACAGCGGGAGAGGGCGAGAAAATTACAACGAGAATCGCAACGATTGCGATGATGCCTACGGTAACCGTTCGGCGTAGCGTCTTGCGCATGTGAAGAGTCTAACACGAAACCGGGGAGACTGCGCAACTGGCAATCTCCCCGGCGTGTCGCGATGCTTAGCTCATCCGCTTAACAAGCATCCAATTTCGCGTCATTGCGGAAGGTGCAATTCTATGCTCCCCTGTTCCCGCGATCCTCGCAACAGTCACAGTGAAGGCGTGCGATCCTGCCGACAGTGAAAGGATAGGATGCTTGAAGGTTTGCGGGTTACCCGTTTGTGCTGTTGTTGCATTCGGGTTTCTCGTCCATTCAGCAATGGTTGTTCCGTTATCCTTTAGGCGTGCGATCATCACGTCATCTGTTGCCATTGAGTAAGTGACAAGCTGAAACTCAATTTCAACGGGCGTTCCGGCTCCTGGACTGATTGTGACGCTCAAACCGGTTACAGCTACTTCTGTCGTACCGATACCGTTTTGCGCTGTTATAGCGGGGATAGCAGAGCCTAGAAGCTGATTCCCTGCCGGTCCGCTCGGGCCTTGATCGCCGGTATCGCCCTTTACGCCCTGGATACCTTGCGCTCCTGCCGGAATGCCAAACGCGAACGTTCTAGCGCTAGGCGTACCTCCTAGGCTTACTGTCGGCGCTGCTCCTGCCGCCAGTCCGCTAGCGCTAGCCCCTGTGATTGTCCCTGCCGGTCCAGTCGGGCCTTGATCGCCGGTATCACCCTTCACGCCCTGGATGCCTTGCGGGCCTTGATCGCCGGTATCGCCCTTTACGCCCTGGATACCTTGCGGGCCTTGATCGCCGGTATCGCCTTTATCGCCTTTCAAACCGATTGGTCCCATAGGCCCAACAGGGCCTTGTATGCCCTGAATACCTTGTGGGCCTTGTTCGCCGGTATCGCCCTTATCGCCTTTGTCGCCTTTATCGCCCTTGAAACCTCGCGGGCCTACGGCTGCGGTAACTTCGATCTTCTCGACAGGCTGAACAATTGTTTCGACAGATTCACTCGTCATCTCGGGTAATCTCCTGACTGACGTTAACGGCTCCCATTACCCACCTATAGAACTTTCCGTCTAGTGTCACCTTCATATCCCATGCACCGTTTTCACGTTCGTACCACACGGGAGTTTCAGTGGCTGTTGCGGGAAGGCTGAGCTTGATCCACCCATCAGGCTCAAACGTTGCATCCAGTTCAACCCACACGTTGCCGTCAGGCTTATTGCGAATCTGAGCTTCGACGGCGCTAGGCACAATAGGCGTATCGTCTTCTCTTAAACGACGGAAGAACCATTCATGATCGGTTCCTTGATAGATCGTCAGATCGTATGTAATAGGCTCTCCGATTGCGACCATTACACGCCCTCCATATCGAAGAGAGGTTCAGGCTTTGGAGCGGGAGCTTCCGCAAGAAGGGTGAACCGAATTCGCCTAGGATTGTCACGGCTAACAGAACAAATTTCATTACCGTTAGGCGAGTAGAAAACCTTACCGCGTGAGTCTTCGCGTATGCGATCTACCTTAGCGGTTCGGCTAATCTCCACGTCGTCAACCTTCCATGTAACGCGGATAGTATCGCCTTCATCGATTGACGCCGGTTCCACGTATCTAGGAAGCGGAAGAGTCTTCATCCTTTTGAGCATTCTCTAGCCTTTCTCTGAGTTCTCCTAGATCGGCAACAAACCGTTGCGCTATCCCGTCCCACATAGTTACTGCGGGACGTTCCGAGCGGCAAGGCTTGCGCCGGGAGTTCCGATAATGGTTGCTCCGAGTCCGAGCCAGAGAGCTACCTCTTCCTGTGTTGCAAGTCCGTAGAACACAACAAGCGGACCGGCTGCCGCAAGGATTCCGAAAATCCACTTGCGAACTTCCGGCGAAGGAATCCACTTGTTAGGCGTTTCCTCTACGGGAACCCACATTTTCTTTTCGTCATCCCACCTATGGGGAGTTCCGGTAAGAGCCATTTTCTTTCCTTTCTACGGGCCTAGCACATTCCATGCTAGCGCGATTCCTGCAATCACTACGGCTGTGACACTCCACCAGGGAGCGGATTTAGCGCGAAGCTCTGTGCGCAAGTCTCCAATTTCTCTACCTAGACTTTGCAAGCGATTATTGACATGCTCGTTTCGCTGTGACCATTCACGGTGACTAACTTTGCTGTCTCCCTGTTTTCTGATTTCGGATCGCAATTCTGAAATATCTTCTCTCAGATATGCGATTTGAGTTGCTAGGATTCCCAAACTCGTAGAATCAATCTCTTCATCTGGCATGTGTCACTTCCTGTCAAATACTGGCACAAAGGCGTTACGGCTGGACGGTCTGTCAAAGACTACGTATCCACGATTGAACGCAGATCGTAGCGTCTTAATTACAGGCTCATTCAGCGACACGCGAATCTTTCCTTTGTCCATATTCTCAGGAATCAGGGTAAGGATTCTTTCGTTCCCAGGGCGTCGCGAGAGAATGAAATATGTTCCCAACTGGATATCATACCAGACGGAGAACAAGCCTTCGTCTGTTTCAAGAGTGTACTTATATTTTGCGTCTTTAGTCTTCTCAGCAATCAGCTTGTCGTGAGCGTCTTTGAACTCATTCCCAACTGCATAGTCAGCGTAGTCTTCCATGTTTTTAGCAATGAACTTGCCGAAACGAGTTTGGTAGATTGACTTCTGATAGTCCTTAGAATCTGGAAAGTGGCAGACAATATCTCCGTCTGCATGAATGGAAATTTCGGGTAGCCTGTCCGGCTGAATATCCCATTCTGAGAAATAAGGGTTCATAATGCTAACCGAGTTAGCTAGCATGAGAAGGCGTGTCTTATCTTGTCCACGATCTACCGTGTTGTAGAAGTTCATAAGCGCTTCTACTTCTTTACGCAGATAGTGACTATTCGAAGAGCGCTCAATGATGAATTCGTCAAAGATAATCAGAGTGACTAGCGGAAAACTTGTTGACTTCTGAGACTGTGTAACAGACAACGCGATAAAGTAGCAAACAGTAATCCACTTGTTTTCCTTTTGACGCTTGTTCCAAACGTCGTCCGGTTCATCCTTTTTACGCTTAAGAATCGGCTTGATCTGTCCATACCTCCCCATTACTTGACATTCGTAATCAGGAAAAAGATCTGCAATATCAGCGAAGAAGGTTGCCTTAGCGGCTTTTAGTTCTTCAACGGTACGACGCAAATAGATGAACTGCTCGCCCTTCTTGATTGCGTCTTGAATTCCCTTCTTCTTAGCTCCGAACGTTTTACCCAATCCACGCCCTCCGCAAAGGATCATGATAAAGGCGTTGAAGCTAAACAACTTCCTATAGTCGTAATAGGGATGCTTCTTCTTTGCAATGGTCATATCGCGTTCCACTTCGGAATAAAGAGTCTCGGATTAATAGCTGACTCCTGCCACCTATACCCGTTTTCGTGTGTTTCAAAGTGGATATGAGCGCCGTAGCTCTGCCCAGTATTTCCGATCAAACCTAGCGTTTGTCCCTGTACAACGGTCTGTCCCTGGCTTACTACAAGACTCCCCCACTGCATATGAGCATACAGGGTAAAAAGCCCTTGTCCGTGTTCAAGGATAACCGTGTTGCCGTAACCGCTATGAGAACCGGCTTTCCAGACTACGCCGTTTGCGGATGCTGGCATGGGTTGTCCGTTACCGGCTACGCCTCCCGCAAAGTCCATACCGGCGTGCAAACGTCCGTTGCGCGGTCCGAACTCGGAAGTCACAAGATCAAGCGGAGCGGGCCAAGCAAAACGGGTTCCGGTCGGCGGGGGAGGTTCGGGAGCTTCGATGCTGCCAGCCAGCCACAAACCGCCCGCGCTTTCTACAGCGCGGTAACGTGTGTTGTCGTCCATTCGGATAACAAGCTCGTTCCCGAACTTCTCTACGCTTAGAGGCTGAACCATGAAAACTCCCGTATGAGTAGGGATGCCCTGCCAGTCTAACAGGGCATCCCTACAAATCTAGCGCTTAAATGTATTTGTAATCCTTGAAGCGCTCTGTCCATTCCGGCTCTTCAATATGCGCCCATTTGTGGTTATTCGCATAGTAAGCCCTCAGACCAGACTTTGTGTTGTTGCCAAGATTGATAATCGTCTTGTCTTTCAGATTGACAAGAAGAAGCTCGTTCGTCGGCTTATAAACAAGTAGTGCTTCGTGCATTTCCAGTTTCCTTTCTAGAAGTTGAGGAGGTTTAACTACTGCGGGTTGAGCTGCTCCAACGTACCCGTTAGGGCTTTGGTCAACGTATTTCCAGTAATTTGCATCCTTTTGAAGTGCTCCGTTAACGTATACTTCATGGTGCAAATGCGGGCCTGTAGAATTCAAACCCGTACCGCCGATTTCCATAAGCGGCGTTCCTAGGCGAACAATAGAACCGGCTCCCAATCGCCAGTCGTGACGATCTGAATGGAAGTATCCATCAATTCTGTTAGGCGCATACTGAACCCTAACGCCGTATCCCCCACGTTCGGACATATACCCGCTATAGATAACCGTCCCGTCGCCGGAAGCCGGTACTAGCGTGTCATCCCGATAGGGATAATCAATACCGGAATGTCCTTTGTAGGTTGTCCATTCCTTGAACGGTCTAAGCATTTTCATGATAGATGCTCTTCCAAGAATGCAATTACCATATCGTGATCTACTGCCGCATAGGCTTCTTCCTGGTGACCATATGGAAGCGAGACAGCCTGTCGGTATGTCGGATCGGCTGCAACAAATTGCGTTGCATACGTTGGCAGACAAAGAGTGTCACTAGCTCCATAGAAAATGAGCGTCGGAATTCCCTTTAGCTTGTCTGCGTTACGCATCGTGTAGGGATTGAAGAACTGTCCCATTGTGGACTCATTGTAACCGCCCGAATAAGCGGCGTTAATCAACGACCCATAGCCGCCTCTGTTATTGGCTCGGATATCTTCAAGATTGATAACCGGAATAACAGTCACAATCGCTGAGGGTTTGACTGCTGCCTGTGCTGCATAGTTGAACGAATTCAAACCGCCCATGCTGCCAGAAACAAGAGCATACTTTCCGGCTTCGACATTTCCCATTCCGAAAAGCTCAGAAAGGTTCGACTCAATCCGGCGAACACTTGTCGGATTTCCCCATGTTTGCGGGCCTCCGTTATCGCCTGAAATGCCGCTGTAACCTTCACTGATAATCCGCTGCGTAAGGATGCCCTGACGCCCGTAAGCATCCATGCAATACGTTGCTCCGCTACCCGCGCCATGAACAAACATGACGCCACCCATATCCTCGCGAGGGTTGAACTTAGGGCGAAGCCTAAGAAGACCTTCGCTAGAGGGCGAAGCTCCGTCGCTGTACGCTTCGTTACTCCATTGAGAGTTAATCACGCTGTTACCGCCTTCACATACGCGGGATTGTGCGAGAAAGCATGAACCGTAACGGTTCCCGGAAGTCCGGTAAGGTACTGAACCGTAATGGTGTGATTAGTTCCGGGCGTAAATGTCTTTCGCGCTCCGGCGCTCGTCACAATGCTTCGTCCCGCTTCCAAACCGCCTACGTTAAGCTCTTTGACTTGCACGCCGTCAACAAAGAGCCTGACAGACGCAACGTTGTTAGCCACGGAAGAACCGATATCGGCGCAAATCTCAAAGTAAACCGGTCGCTCTCCTGCCACAAAGGAAGTAGTCAGTCCGGGAATGGCTACGGGCGTTGTGCTCGTCGTAGAAACAGAAGAGGTAATTTCAGCATAAGCCAATTCGTTACCGCCCGAACCCGTGACGTACCATACATGGTTAATGCAAATGTACTGTTCGGGAATATTCGTGGCAACATAGATAACGCCGTCTTCAATTCCTGCCGGGTTAGGACGGGCGGCATAAGTTCCGCGAAGGTTCTTATTTGCCTTGTCATCTAGATCAACAATTTGATCTTCGATAGCTCCAAATCTGCCGTCAAGAGTTGTCTCCGACAGACGCCCGCTTGTAATGACAGCTTCAACGGCGTCAAGGTCCGTAGCTGCTGCCTTCTCCCCGAAACGGGCGTCAAGAGTAGCCTCCGACAGACGCCCACTTGCAAGCGTTGCCTCTACTGCGTCCAGATCGGCACTCAGGGCATACACGCCGTCTGCTGCCTGACGGAACAGAGAAGATGTGTTGTTGAAGATTCCCGTAATGGCGGCGTCCTGAACTTCTGCCGCTTCGCTTGCGAACTGCTCTGCAAGATCGCGGGCTGCTTCGGCTGCAAGGCGCGCCGTCTGCGCTGCCTGTGCGTCTGCATCTGCGCCGTCTGCAATGGTCTGAACTTGTGCGACAAGCTGAACAGAAAGAGTGTTCCAGTTCTCGATAAGGAATTCGGTCTGCGTTTTCCACGATTCCGCAAGCTCGCCTGTTTCCGTGTTGATATGCGGAATGACATAATCCCTCAGCCAGTCTTTCAGCGCTTCAAGCTGCAACAGATACGTTGCGCCGTCGCGAACCGTGAATGGCTGAACGTTAGAATACGGGCGGTATTCCGGGAAGTTGTTAAGTACGATAGGCATTAGTAGAAGAGCCTTCCTTTAGTCCGTGAATATTCGTCACTGTTTCCCCATGTCATCATGAAACATTCGTCAACTTCGGCAATCACTAGCATGTCAACATTGATAATTGCCGCTCGCGCTGCCTGAATCAGTTGTGCCGGGATGCCCTGATAACCCTTAGTGTGAGAGTCCGAATCCTGTTTCGATGTGTTGCTAGATTCGGATTCTTCGCTAACGGTTCCCGTCGTCTTTGTCTGGCTGTTCGCATCTGCTCCATTAGAGGCATAATCCTTATTAGGGGACAGCATTACTTGAGGGAAATTCGACACAACGTTTCGACTCTTCGCGTCGATATCGCTTTCTGTATCGCTTGACGTAACGCCTTCTGCCGTCTGCTCTTGTGTCCCCGTCGTGACAGTGCGAATATCCATTGTGGAAAGCGGATCAAACTTCAAGAGCGTAGTACGATAAAGCTCGTTGTACTGCGGCATAATCTCATGCATCTTACGGCGCAATGAAAACGTAAACTGCTCTACGGTTTCATGTCCGATTTCCTGATACATGAAATGATTCTTGATCTTCTTGTTCAAAGCTTCCCGATAATCAGGATCAAATAGCGGGTAATCGTCAAGCCCTAGCCAAGCATCCTCCGAAACGTCGTTCGGCTTTAGGTCGATAACTCGCCAGAGTTCAAGAGTGAACGTCGGCATTGTCTATCCCTCCGTCCGTCCCTGTGTCGGCTCCCTGTGCGAAGCCTAGCATAGCCTCTCGCTGTTGCTTCTCTCGCTCTAGCGCATCACTACGATACTCAACCCAAACGCCGCCTAGCTCTTCTGGGAACATATCGCGCATCTTCATGCAAGCTTCCTGACGCGCATTCAGATTCACAAAGCGCATATTGTCGATCTGGTCATCATTCGCGCTAACCTCAGATTCGACAAGCCTTTCTTTCTTATCCTGATTGGCATTGTTGATTCCAAGAAGTCCCATAGCTTCTGACCAAAGACGACCGCGAACGACTGACAGCGTTTCAATGCTCTTAGGATCAACGCCCAAATCCAGAGCTTGAATCATTTGTCCAAGATCGTACTTTACGCGAACGGAAGGTTCGCCAGCATCGATCATTCTGTTAATGTTCTCTGCGCTAAGTCGCGTATTCTCGTCGTAAACAAGAACCTTTGTACGTCGTGCGGATTCCATGTTGATTTCAATTGTGCGATCGATCTTCGCCAGCTTGCGCGAATAGGTCGAAATAATATCCCAGTCAGTACGACGGAAATAGTTGGGCCAAATCGGCACACACTTATTGATCGCAAGCTGCACGCCCTGGAAATGCTGTTCCATTCCAGGACCGGAAAGCGTAAACGCAACAGGGTTATCCATCATGTTTCGCTGTCCTGACGGCGTACCGCGAAGCGCGAAAATATGATCCGTTCCCGCTCGCCTCTTCGAGCCGGTATCCTTGAAAACCACAATCAGACCGTTAGTGTGCAACTGCAATTCAAGAAATCGCGTGTCAACAGACTTCGGAAAGCCTGTCCACTTGAAGCGGTTCATAGCAAGCTCTCCAAGAATGCGCTCGTACATTCCTTGAAGGGTTGTTTCGTCATTCTCGGCTAGGCTATTTCGCTGATAGCCTTTTCGCATTCTCCCGTAGAAGTCATGCGCTACATGATCCCTACGCTTTGGCATTACGGACCTTCCACAAACTCAAACGTAGAGACAGGCGCAAGGTACTTCGCGGAAAGCTCATAGAAGAGGGCGATATCAACGAGTACCGGCTCTTCAACGCCGCAAGCATCCAAGAACTGATCTTTAAGACTCTCGCTGTCTGTCTGAATCCAGTTCGCTTCTGTGCCGGGAGCGGTCCCCGCAAGAGCGTACTTCATGCCTCCGTCATTAGTTGCGTAAACAAGCATCTTTCTCTTCCTTCTCTTAGGCTTAACCGGCGGTTCCGGTTCCGGCTCAGGCTCCCACGGGGGAGGTTCGTATCCTTCGATCTTAATACCGGGAATCGGTCGATTGTCAGCAAAGTCAATACGTCCGATATCGTGAGGATCATTCCAGACTGTCACGCCCTTTTCAAGAATTGCCCTAATGGTCTGTTTGAAAGTCTCGGGCATTCCCGCTGTGCGAATGTAGATTTCGCTCAGCTTCCAATAGCTGAACTTGTCCATAACGCGAAGATCATTCGGGATATTCGCAGAGCGACGAACCGGGTATCCGAATCGAAGCCAGTATTCCCCCGTAATTGCTAGGGCTTCCTGCCCGATCATCTTAACGCGAAGAGTTAGGTTCATGTCGTCGTTAACAAGGTTGAAGGTTTCGCCTCCAAACTGACCAGACATGCCGTGCGGGATCATTTGCGCATCCTGAACTTTCGCGTCCATCGCTGCTCTAGCGTTCGCGTAATCGCCCTTAGCTGCCCAATCCGCTAGACCCTTATTAGAGTCACGCATAGTCGATCCAAGGCCCGCGTTAATGTCTCTCGCGGTTCCTGCCGCTCCCGATCTGATCGCAAGCTGCCGGTTAGCCTGATCGGCTTCCATACCCTGTGTGAACATGCCAAGAGCGCCGCTAGCCAAGCCTCCGACGCCGCCGACGACAGCGCCGCCCGGACCGGCAAAAGCTCCCATACCGGCTCCCATTCCGGTATTCGTGAAGAGATTCACAAGCGCCCGTTGCGCGGCAAACTCATTAGCTGCTGCTACGGATGCCTGATCTGCTCCAATGGAATTATTTGCAAGTCCAATCCCGGCGTTAATTCCTGCTGACGCTTGATCGAAAGCAACTTGATTTCCCTGCAAGGCTCGCTGCTGTGCCCACTCGTTAGACGAATACTGCGCCGCAATAGACCTAGCATTCTGAGCAAGGTGGAGAATTTGCCCATTGTTCACAATGGGGATTGTCGGGAAGGCAGAAAGAAAAACTGCCATATCCAAATAATCACCGTCGCGAATCCAGTTTTCACCATGCCCTAGCGCCCTGTCGGGACCGTTAGGCGTTGCATTACGCCCGTTGTAGTTGAGCGGAATTGCCGCCATTCGCTGAGCGGGCGGAATGATTGAAAGCGATTCAAGAATTGAGGCGTCCCGGCTATTCCATGCTTCCGGCTTCAATACGACAGCGGAACCCGTATTGAACGAAAGCTCAATCATGCAATATGGAGAGGTAAGGAACCTCTTCAAGTGTCGGTAACGCTGCGGGATATACTGCAAGATTTCGGGAGAGTTACGCCAGTTCGGAAAAAGGTTCCTAACAATGCGCGGCGCAATGTATCCGGAATAAGCCTTTGTAACAGGGTCTTTTGTGCTCCCCCACGTAAAGCCGAACTGATTGTAACGCTTCATATCAGGGAGAAGCGTCAGCGAAACAATGCCAGCCGTAACCCACGGCTTTTTAGAGAAGTCCGAAAGGAACGCCATAAAATCGCGTGCGCTCTCCCAAAGGTAAACGCCCGCGCCGGACGGGATGCCTTGCTGAATGTAAGAAGGCTTTGCACTAGGGTTTTTCGGCTGCTGCTCCGTTCCGTGATCCCCATTCAGATCAACGGTCGAAATAGCCATGATATTAAACGTCGGCTCACTGCCGTTAGGGAAAGGGTCCATAACGACAACTTGACGGCTCGCAACATTGACATACTCTGATCCAAGGTCCAAGCCTTCGGGGATCGTCAGCCAGCTACGCCCGTAGTTCTGGAAGTTGTCTTCATTGGCAATTCCGATATGTCCGCGCTCAATGTAAGCTCGCCCAAACTGAACAAGACGAATGTACGTTTGCCACACGTCAAGCTGTACAACAATTTCTGTTGTCTCGGGCGCTACGTGTCGAATCCCGCGAATAAAGTAGTAGTAATACTTCGGCGAATCGGGGGAATGTGTAGGCTGCGCGGGATTATAAACGCGAACGTAGTTGTACCGCTGTGCGCGTCCAAGCGGCATGTCAATGCTAATTGGTTCGTCAATGCGCGCGTACATTGCGTTTGTAATCGTCGTACGGTCGCCGGTTTCATCGATGAAATCGTTAAGGTCGTTCGTCGTTTCGAAATGTACAACGTCTTTGTAAATGGCATCCCAAGGCACATTGCAAAGCGTGATTTCGCTATTCGCCGTCCAAACTTCGTAGTTGAAATCATCCCCGGCATCGTAATCCGTGTTTGCTGGATCGCCCTTGTAACTTGCCATTCTAAATCCTTTACTTGTGCAACCAATAAGGTAACCGGGTTAGGAACCCTGGGGAGAAATCCCTAACCCGGCTATCCTACGGGTTACGGCGCGGGCGGCTGGAAAGTCCAGGGTCCGCTATCCGTACCGGCTGGGAACTCGTAATTCGTTCGCGGCACAGCGTCAAAATCAGTCTCAACAGTGAAAGTCTGAACCGTGTTGTTATTCACGTTCACGCCTTCACGCCGATACTGAACGCCGGTCACGTGCGGAATCACAACCGATCCGTCGGCTTCCTGAGTGAGTACGACAGGAACAACTTCAAGAGTCCCGTCATTGTCGTCGTCAGGCGTCACGCTCGGATCAGGCCAGAACTCGACAAGCTCACCCACAACGGTAACTGTGCGCTCCTTGTACTTCGTGGGATCGTCCTCTGCCGTAGCGCGAAGGACAATCGCCGTAGCCTTCTCATCAACCGAAACGTGGAAGGTTCCGGTCTGAGCAAGATACGTGAAGTTGGACTGCTTACCCGACATGGTGAGAACCGTAGCCGAATTGTCGCCTTCCGTGATCGCGGGAGCGGTAACGATGTAAGAGCCGCCACGCTCAACATTCGTAGCCGTTGCGCCCGTCGAATCCGTGATGACGATATCCTCAACTCCCGTAACGGGCGTGTCCTGAATTTCGATCACGTCGCCTTCTCCCGTCGTGAACAGGATTGCCGGAACAAAGCGCGAAGCGCTAATGATCTGGTCATGGTGAAGGAAGAAGTTCTCATACCGTCCGGCAGGGTTCGGCTGAGAATCCGTGTTGAAATACGTGTCGTAAATCTGGAAGAAATCGACGGTCGTAAGGATGCCCTGTGCGCCAGGAATGTTAATATCCTGAGGCGGAATAACATGCGTCTTCTGCGGAACCTCAGCGTAAGAAACGTTGAACGCTGCCGCGAGGGCGTTAACGTCAAGTCCGCTCTTGAACTGAGGCGTCGTAATAAGAATCATGTCTTCCGGGTTCGCGTGAACCGGCATGCGCGCTGCGTTGTACTGCCGCGAAAGGAACGGCAGAACTTCGGCGTACTCGCGAAGCGTGCGAAGAGTGCTACGCGCTTCGTCTGCCGTCGAATCCGGCGACGCAATATCGTTGACGTGAACCTTGAAGAATCCTCCGTTGTCTTCGTACTCGCGGAAGAGTCGAACGGTAAGAAGGTACTCATCCCAGTTATCGGAAGTGTTAGCCGCTTCCATAAGCTGAGTGATAAACTGCGCGAGTCCGTCATCCGTCAGGAATGCCCGCTGTAGCGTCGAACGCTGAACGGTCAGCGGATAAATGCTCTCGCGGTTAATCGTGTGGTAAGAAGTCTGAACTTCGGGAATGTGCTTCCCGAAAAGCGCCTTCTCGCCATACTCCCTACGCGGATCGAAAACGTAACCCTGAATGAGTCCCGTCTGAATCTCTTCCACGGTATCCCCGGCGTCAAGAAGACCCTTCTTGTATCGTGCAAGGGGATTCGTCCAAGAGTTATTACGCGCAATCGTAAGACCGATCTTGTTTACGATAGCGCCGACAAACTCGTTCCATGCGGGCGTGTAGTTGTTGAGCTGTTTAAGCGTCTGCTGCACGTCAGCCTTAATCGCGTCAGGAATCCGACGCTGATACTCGGACGACGCTTCGTGACGAATTGCCGCGATGATATCCTCATTGCTCGTATGCGGATCCCACGGCTTAACGACAAGTTCAGGCATTAACCCTTACTCCTTTTCCTTGAACAGTGAATCAACGCCGCTATTGTCGTCGTTGTCTTCGTCCGGCTCTTCATCCGGCTCTGCCTCTGGCTCTGCGTCCGGCTCTTCTGCCGGTACGGAAACCATGAGTTCGTAGTTGTGCGCCTTAAGCGCAAGAATTTCCGCCTGTGCTGCTGCAAGGTCGGCTTCCAGAACAGAAATGCGCGCGGCAGGGATTGAAAAATCCTCATCGTACGCTGCTCGGATATCGCCCACAAAAGTTTCAGGATAGACGGTCGAAATGCCGTCTTCTGCAACTCCGAGCGAATCCAGAAGGTCGGTAACCTTCGGCATAGCTTCCTCTTTCTTTACATAAGGGAAAGGGGAGGGAATCACTCTGTAAAGTGTCCCTCCCCTTTCAGTGTGGGGACGAATCCCCGTTTTGGGTACCCGGTTAGCGAACCCGGCTGGTTGCGTTCCACATGCTAACACAGACTCCAAGTCAATGGGTGCGTGCTCTGTTCGGCGTGTTGCCTAGAGCTTCTGTGTTAGTCCTTGTCCGCGCGACCGGGACCACAAACCTTTACTCGGCTGCGCTCTCGCTCTCGCCCTCGCCCTTGCGCTTACGCGGAGGACGAATGACAAACGTAGACTTCACGGGCGTCTTGCCGGTCGGCGGCTTCTCGTCGTTCCAAGTCGTCTCGACCTCGCGGGCGGAGAAACCGTGAACGTTGACTGCCTTCTGAATGAGAAGCTTCTCACCCTTGTACTCGTCAGCCGTGAACTCGACAGCGAAAGCCGTATCAACGCCCTTGTCCGTGAAGGGCTTCACGACGTTGACGAAAGGGTTCGGCTTCTCGGCGGGAGCCTTCTTCTCGTACTTCGCTTCGCTGAACTGTGCCATTTCTTCATTCCTTCGGTTGAGTGTCTTTGGAATCCTAGCCGGGTTCCTTGTTGGTAGTTCCACTATAACACAAGTCAAGCTGCAAGATTCAATGTGAACGGCATTTTTTCCAGAATGACGCCTCCGACAACAGAACGCGGCTGCAACTTCCCTTCAATCACCTTTCCCTCTACCAGATCGTCAAACGTCAGCTTGCTAGCCACGCCTTGCGGCAAACCAGCAAACGCTGTCTTGTATGTTCCATCTGTCTTCCGCTCTAGGTACACCTTCGCGCGTACAAAGTGCGCCTCTTCAAAGGCGTACTCAAATTTCCATGCTCCCATGCGCGTAGGGTGAACGTCGATCCCTTCGGGTATCTCGTCTGTAAGAAGGTGTAGCGAATCTGTGTCGGCGTAAGCGAATACGTCATAACTGCTCTGTGCTGCTCTGATCGTCAAGTCTCGTGCAAAGCTCGTGATAAACACGCCCATAGCCGTATACACGGGTTCCTTAGTTGCTGGCTGTCCAACAACGTAGCGAACCCTTCCGTCTTCTAGAATGGGAATCTTTCCAGTCACATTCGGGTTGCTGGCAAATTTCCCGTACAAACTATTCATGAAGAGCTTAGCGATTTCTCGCTGTCCACCTTCTGAGGTTTCCTTGATCGCTTTCCATTTATCAATGTATGCCTTAAAAAGCCCTGTTGCTGCCTTGAAGCGATAACCTCCACTGTATGCATACACGGTTATGTCATAATGATCGTTGTACAACTCCCAATCGACATTAGTAACCATGAGCGTTGTAGGCTCTTCGATTTCCTTTAGGTACTCTGTAGCTCCAAAGATGGAAGAGCCCTTAATCTGAATACATGGAATGTGATCCGGTTTCAGCTTCGCGGTAAATGTAACGCTAAAGATCGTCAGCGGTCGCTGTGCCGTAGGTTCAACTTTACCGGGTACGTATTCAGGCATTCCGTACGGTAACGGTTTGTTGTACATGATCGACGGATACAGAGAGTTAACGTCAAGGACAATCCCGCTACCTTGTCGCTTACCCTTAAACCGATCATCCGCGTACGTAAACCCTCCGCGATATGCTCGCCTGATTTCAGTATCCAAATCTTCATTGAGAAGCGGGAAGATATTGCGGAAGTTCTTCTCTCCCGTTAGATGCTTATATTCCGCTAGGGCGTCTGCGCCCACGGTAAGCCGTGTCATCCCGTTGTCAATAACTGTTCGCAAGGCTTTAGCGACAATGCGAACGTCTCTGTCAAGGTAATCTAGCTCTTCATCATCCGGCATGTACCCGATAGGGCGTTCTTTATGGTAGTCAAGATCGCCCTTTTGAACGTCCATCTTAAATGCCTTAGCGACAACAGCAACGCTCATATTCGGGAATTTCTTAGCTGCATCCCGGAACTCTGTTGTATGTCCGTTCTTCCAACGTACTGTCATCGTATAGAACTTATTTTGATGACTAATTAGCGTAGAAAACTCGCCCTTAGCAAGTCCTGAATTCTTTTCCTTCTCCACATGTGTGTAACCATGCTTCAAGAGCCAGTCAACAATAAAGTGTCCGTCAAACTTTAGGTTAAAGAACTCCATGCATGAATTGTGCTCCTGACAGCGCCAGAGAAAAGATTCAAGATCAATTCCCCATTCAAGTTCTCCATTATCAGGGTCCGCAATATCAATGATTCCCCACAACCAAACGCGCGTCGGCTCCGTCGTGATCGTTTCGAAATCGGCTGAATAAATCGTACGCGCTTTCTTAGCGCCGGTTTTTCCCGTTCTGCCGTGGCGGGAGGTTCGACGCCCATTCGAGCCATTGCCGGGTTTCATAGCTTGCGTCTTCATGGATATTCGCTTGCGCTTCATCCGCCTTTCCGGTACTCAAAAGTTGCATGAAGTGATAACCCGCGAACAAGTCTCGCGGAGCATCCGTGTAATTCCACAATGTATCTAGCTGCTCGTCTGTGAGCGATTTAGCCAATTGATTTAGCTCAGGATCGCCAAATTCAGACACAGCCGTAACCATTTGCCTACGCTGCCGTTTAAGCTCGCGAGGTAGGTAGTTCTGCTGTAGCTTGCTCTCTAGTCCACGCTGCAAACGTTCAAGCTTCTTCTCGTCCATCACTTCGAACGGCTGCAAAGCTGCAAACCGTTCAAGAGGTCTAGGAACTCCACCCTTCCCGCGTTCACGTTTACGCCGCATGGTTTCATCGAAACCTTGAACCGTCTTACCGGCTGTAGGAATAAATGTGTCTTTCACTTGCTCGTAATGAGCATTAGCGGCTTCCTGATATGCTCGCTCAACACGCTTGTAGGCGTTCCATTTCTGCCGGGGGATAGGTCTTCCTTCGACGCCTCCCACAAATGCATTACGGCGTGATGTGAACTCGTTCAGTTGCCCTAGGTAGCTCTGCAACTGCCGTGAATTATAACGGCTGATATTCGTAGGGTCACGGCGTACGTCAAAAGGCGTCCCGGCAATATCTACGCCGTTACGCCTCAGACGCGCTACCTTTCGTTGTGCGGCTTGCTGTCTGCGCCTCACTTCGTTACGTAGCTCGTTGATATCCATTAGACCCTCACGAACTGTTCAAGATCAGGAAGGCGGAAGTTCGGACCCTTCAAAACCTTTCCATCTTCGCGATAGATAGGCTTTCCATCCTCTCCAAGCTTCGACATGTTCGACTCGTGAATTTCCGCTACGATTGCGCCCATTGGCAAGCCGTGTTCAACTGCCGTACCAAAAACGACGTAGAGAAGATCGCCTAGGGCGTCAGCAACTTCTACCAAGTCACCCTGTTCAAAGGCAATCATGTATTCTACAAGCTCTTCTTCAATTAGGCGCTTTCTAAGTTCGAAACGCTCGCGCGAAATCATCTGCGGTTTCTCGCCTACGGGAGCGCCAAAAGCTTCATGAAACTTTTGTACCTTACGCTGAATCGTATTCACTTCTACTCCTTGTAATTAAGACAGAAAGAGGGGACGGCTAACCCGTAGGCTAGCCGTCCCCTATATTCGGTTACCGTCGAGAAGTAGGGCGCTGCTGCGGCTTGCGCTGCGGCTTAGCGGGCGTCTGCTCGTCGGGAACCACAAGCTCACACTCGGACGTGTAGACAGTCAGATTGTAGTAATTCTGTCCATCACGCTCGGAAGCGATTGTAAGCTCAAAGCCCTTAACCCGAACGCGGTCGCCTTCGTGAATTGCTTCAAAAAGGTCAGGGTCCGCATCATTCGAAAGCCTCACGTCACGGAACGTGCGCGCGGTAGTTTCCCACTCGCCAGTTTCGCGGTTCTCGCGACGGTGAGTCTCGGACGTCTTGAGAAGCCAGTTTTGACCGTCTTCCTTCGACGTAAGAACCTTGTCAACAAACGCTGTGAACTCGATATCTGCCATGATGTATCCTTGCTACTCATGCGCGTTAGACGGAGCGCTAAACCGTTCCTCGCTGCCGGAATGACAGACTGTCAGGAAGCATGGGCGCGAACGCCCGTACCCTTTCAGGCACATAGTCAAGCCTAGCCTATTCGCCTTGCTCAGCGACGTTAACGAAATGGACAGACTATCTTGTATAGATCATACAAGCGGTGGAATGTCAAGCCGACACCCCGTGATTGTAGGAACCCTACAACGCCATTGGGGAAAACCTACAAAATGGCGGGG